AACCACGGATTTGAAATTGCAATTACACGAAGCGCCGAAGCAAATGCAATCACGCCCTTGACGGCGGTCACACCAAACGCCACGGCAATCGCAACGCCTAAAGCTTGGAAAGCTTTGGTCATTGCTTCGACCCGGCTTTCCGCAGGAATCTTGCTAATAAGATCAGTTACCGGTTTGATTGCCATCAATGCCGCCAACTGCATATCGCCAAACAATAATTCAAGCTTTCCAACCGCATCCGCAGCCGCCCGGATTGCTTCGGCTTGTTTCTCGTATGCGCCTGCCGCATCGTCAACATTGTCAGCCATTGCTTGAAAGTTGACATTCTTTGCAGCCTTGCCAAACAATTCGAAAGCCAGCGAATTGCGCCGCACTTGATCATCAATATTTGCCAAGCCGCGCAGCGTTTTGTTTTGCAATTCGTCTTGGCTTAGTGACCCAATATCCCGAATGGATACGCCAACCGCGGCAAACGAATCGCGCAAGTTGTCACTGCCTTGCGCAGCGCCATCAATTGCTTTTGTAAACGATGCATAAAATTGACCTAGCTTTGCAACATCGCCGCCGCTAGTAACCAACGCATATTTCAGTTCGAGAACCTTGCCGATGGTTGTTTCATTAGCGTCAGCAAGATCGACCACCTGATCGGCAGCATGAACGGCGGCAGCAGCAAACGCAATAAACGCAGCGCCCGCAGCAGCGAATGCCGTTTTCATGCCATCGATTGTTTGCTGAGTTTCTTTTAGATTCTTTTTGAACTCTTTACTTTTTTGTTGCGCAGCGTCAACACCCTTGACGAATTCTTTTGTGTCAAGACCAAGTACCGCACCAAGCCGCGCAATTATGCTCATTTGGAATCTTTCGAATTTCTGCTTTTATAGCGTTGGATTTTCTTTCCCAGTTCTTCCGCTAATGTTTGCAAGATCGTTGATTGGTTTGCTTCCAGCGCCGGGCGAATAAACGGTTGCCCTGCTTTTTTTGCTGTGCCGAATTCTTCACCAAGCGATACCTGCGATTGCTTGACCGATATTATGGCAATAGCCGCATCGCCGTCATAAATATATTTTGATTTCTTGTCGCGGTCGTTTGGCCTTCGCGCTTCAACCATAATGCTGTCACGCATCGTTCCAGTTTTTGCCCTTGCCAATTGTTTGGCGTATGGCGCTGTGATCTTCATGGCGTTGCGCAACGCCGGAATCAATACCTTTTTGTTTACATCCGTATAGCCGAATTCGTTGCCCATCTCAGTCAAGACGGCATCAAAATCTTGGAAGCCATACGTTTCAAGCGACATCTTTTGCTTTCAAAAATTTATTGGATTCCGGTTTCATTGACATAAACTCAAGCAACCGCTGGCTTGCAAGCTGCCGCTTTTCCTCATCCGATAATGGCTTGTAAATGTAGTCATGCATGATGCCAAGTATTCCATGCAATGTATAACCCGGCGCATTTTGTGACCGCATATAATTGAAAACGGCAGTTGTCAAATATCCCAGAGTATTAACAACCGCTTTATTTCCGATCAAGCCATCATTCAACGCAACCATTACCAGTTCAAAATCTTCTTCTGTCATTATGTCTGGATTCGCACCGTGAGCCAGCATATAGGCACGAGTCTGTAAACGCAATGACCCAATCAGTTTTTTCGCGTTTCCTCATATCCCGGTGAGATTACTTCCGAAATTTTCTTCATCATTTCAATCTGCACCGAAAACGGAAATTCTGCCTCGATGTCCGCATAAGAAATTTGCGACATATCGAAGCCATCTTCCGCAGGCACCAGCAGGCGAACCATTTGCACGATTCGTTCTTCGGTCTTTGCCGACATGATTGCTAGTTCTTTTATCGATTTGCCATTGACCGTGACATCATCCTCGACCTGCTCAAGCTTTGCGTCTGGATCATCGCCAAAAGATTTTTTCAAATCCTCAAACTTACCTTGCCATTCAACATCGTCAACGGCCTTTGTAATAGCTTCCATTTCCGATGCAAGCGGAACGCGCACCCGAAGCTTTTGGCCTGCCATTGTGAATTCGCGGATTCGGATGTTGTCCGAATTGATTTTGAGTGATTGTGAAAGTTTCATGTTTTATGCTTTCTTGATAATGCCGTTGTATATTTCATTGTTCAAATCATTAACGTATTGAACAATCTCGGATGGTGACATCTTATCGGCATGGTTGGCAGCAATTGAATGCACCAACGCAATGCCGGTAAGTTTTTGCTGCGGAAAGCCGAACCAACTTTTAGGGGCGATCAGCGATTGCTCAAGCAAATATCCGAGCAAGTCGTTGTTGTTGTTGATTTGTGTTGTCATATTTTCTCATGTAAAAAAGCCCCCGAAGGGGCGTAAATTAATTGTTAGACCAGCCGTATTGCCCACCGCGAGGATGCACAGTAAAGATGCACTTTGCTTCAGCGCCGGGTTGTGCGTCGATCTGGAATTGCGACACGCGACCATTGAAAGCATAAGCAATGGTGTTTGTGCCTTCTACTGCCGCCACCACGAATGTGCGATCCACGGTGCCATCGTATGCGTCTGCCCGGATTTGCAGCAGCGCCGGATCGCTTGGATTCCAAGCCGCCGTGATTGACAATGAAGTCGGCGCAGACTGTGTTGGGATTTTGTCGGATTGACGCGCCCCGGCAACAGAGAAGTTTGCTACCGCATCATCCTGCCCGAAAGCTGGAATCGCTTCGACCGGAACCAGCACGCCGTTTGCGCCAGTACCGTTTGCCGATGTGCCGACAATTGTTGCAACTTGCGCAGTCCATACCGACAAGTTTGCGGTGGTCAATGGCGTTGGCGTTGCCGCCGATTGCATAAAAAGCGATGCACTAAAACCCGGCAAAACTTTGTTCGGTATAGCCATGATGGTTTCCTAATTAGACGTTGTTAGACCAGCCGTATTGACCGCCGCGAGGGTGAACCGTAAAGATACATTTTGCCTCGGCACCCGGTTGGGCATCAATCTGGAATTGGCTTACTCTGCCATTAAAAGCATAGTAAACAATGTTTGATCCTTCAACCGCAGCAATTACAAATGTGCGATCAACCACGCCGCTGTACGCATCGCCGCGCATTAGCAGCAGGTTAGTGTCGCTTGGATTCCATGCGGCAGTAATTGAAAGCGATGTCGGTGCGGATTGCGTTGGGATTTTGTCAGACTGTCTTGCGCCTGCAACCGAAAAGTTTGCGACCGCATCATCTTGACCAAATGCCGGAATAGCTTCGACCGGCAGCAGGTTGCCCGATACCGCGATGGGCGCAACACTAGCAACCAGCGACAATTGAGCAACCGTTAATGGTGTTGGCGTTGCCGTTGGTTGGCAATATAGCGATGCTGAAAAGCCGGGCAATACTTTATTTGGAAGTGCCATTTTTTATTCCTCAAAAAAAGTTAAAGATTATTTTATGTCGGAATATCCATTGTGCAATCTAGGTAGATCGAATGCAAACCGATGTCATTATCGAATGTGTTGTACAACCAATCAATATCGATCTTGCTTACATAAAACCCACTAACACCACCGAATTGCCCACTATATCCATGCAACGCCTGTATTATCGTATTTGCTATGCTAAACGCATCTTGCAAAGTTCCTGCATAAATGTTGGTTTGGAATACTGGTCGATCAATACCTTTTACCGATTGCGTTGTGCCGGTATAAACTGGTTGATGTACGTTTCGCAGATTCCAAGTTATAAACTTTTGTTGTGATGCAAAGTTCCTGTTAAACGATCCATACACCGGCACTGGCGAAGCGGTTGCGGTCAACTGCGCTTGTATCGCTACCGCATAAGTGCTTGGGTTGTTTTGCCCCGCCATTGTTATACCTGTGTCGATGGATCATTGTGATAACACAAAAACGTCACTTTCATTCGATCATTTGATTCGATGGCACTATCAATTCGCCAATCCAAGCCACGCCACACAATCGAATAAATATTTTGATTGTCGTACATATCGCGAGTAAATGGCGTGAAATTAAACACGAAGTTAATCACGCCTGCATATACTCGATATTTGTCCGTTATTCTTAACTCGTTTTTTACTTCCCGAATTTCGGGCTTGCTTTGAAACTTCAGCGTTTTCGTTGTTACCGTATCGCCATATGCCGATGTCGAAAACGACAACGTATATACCTGCGCTTCTTCGTATCGTGCAATCGCCATTACATTACCAGTGGTTTGTAAGGCCGCAGCAACGTATCAACCCCAAGCGGTATGCGCTTCATGTCGGTCGATGTTACTTCGCTGCGGTTGTTGTACAAATGCGTGAACCATAACAACCCTGCTTGCTTGACAATTGGATATGTCGCAAACGGCGATGCTGTTAGCGTATAAGTCACAATAACCGGCGATGTCATTTGCGGATTAATGCTTGTCGGCAAATCGCTGCAAATCACTTTGCGCCCGGTCGGATCATAGTAATAGTCCGATGGCGAAACCGTTGTCAGTACCGTTGGCGTTGCATCGTTGTAATACTGCACACTATTAATGGTCACGCCACCTTGCGATGTTTCAGGCAAATCCAGCGACAGTGGCGAACCGTACAAAGCCGATACACCATAATACGATTTGTACTGCACCGATACGATTGGCGCACCCAAGTAATCCTCAATCGCCATGCGGATGGCGAGTTCAAGCGATGTTAGATATGTATCCTGCGAAGTGTCAGAATACAAATTCAACTGCTCGCGGATTTCAGCAAGCGTCAACCAACCGGTCGATACGTTTCGGTTTGTTTGTTCAAACCAATCGTAATTGAACGGGTTGCGCGTTGGCGCAAGCTGAACAAATCCAAGTCCTGTTTCCTGAACTGGCATGATTAGGTCGCTATTAAACGAACACCGGCAAACGGATCACGCACGGTTGATACCATGCGCTTTTCTGCAAACATCGTAATGAAGCCCGGTTCGGTTTGTTCCATCGCCTGCACCGACATTTCCTCAACATCCGCGATGGTCAGGAATTTTGACCAGT